TGGCCTCCTCGTTCTGGCCTCGTCTAAACAAGCGCAGGATGCGACCTGTAAACTTTTGCTGGACTGCCCACCGAAAAGACAGCCACAGCCAACGGTCGCAAGGGTGTCCCAGCGCACTAGCTCCCAAGTGCGCCCTGGGCAAGTCTGGTTTTGATTCGTGCGCATTGTCGATGAGGGTTTGTATATCGTTGCTTAAGCCCGATATAATCATTTTTTATTTCCTTTAAGAATTGCCCCAGTCTGGATCCCAGCTGGGGCATTTTTTTAACTTTTGTTTGCCCAGGGCGGCGCGGTTTTGCCGTTTTTGAGCTCTGCTTGCGCTGGTTTGGGCTTGCTAAATGTTGCCAACGGAGCTGCGTTAAGGCTTTTATAGCCACGGACTTCGTTGCTTGCCTCGTAAGTGCGCCCGGTCTTCTCGTCTGTGCGTGGCGGCCGAATAGACAGTTTGATGCCAATGTGGCCGCCGATCATCTCATCGGTGTCCCGCAACTTAGGCAGTCCGAGTGCGCGCATGATCTCGCCAAGCTGGGCCCTGCCAATTTCCTCGGCTTTTAGGCTAGCGTTTTTAATATTAAGATTAGAAAAAACGACGCGCCCCTGATAGGTTGGGCCGGTGATGTCAAGGCGCATTTTGATGTATTCGCCAGTCCCATCGTTCGTCTTTTTTATCTCTGATTGAGTGATATTTGCAGTGTAATCACCGGCAGGCAGGGGCTCAAAATTGTTGGTTGCTGCCGGCATTTCCGTTGCTATAAATTCTTCTGACAATTTCATGTTTATTCCTTTATTGTGATTTTAAAAGTAGATCTGCCAGGTTTAGCCGTTATTGCTCCAGCGAGCAGCTGGGTAATACTTTTGTCGGCAGCTTTCCAAGCGGCCATATTTACTTCTGGTTTCCAACGAAACAGATTTGGCAATTGATCAGACAGACCAGATTCAAGCGCAAGTTCCTGCAATTTGTTTGAATCAACTTTGCGGTCAATCCGACCAGAAACTTTGACTACAAAGCCTTCCGGTTCGGCAGTCTCGGTGCCTTCAAAATTATCAGGAATGGCCAGCAGTTTGACCATCTGATCTTCAATCTTGCGACGCTCGGTTGTGGCCTTTTCTTCATCGATCTTAAAGCGTAGCCAGTCGGCGCTTAGGCTTTTGAGGTCGCTCATGCTCTTGCCGCGATCTTTTCAATAATCGCGCTCAAATCAGGCGTTTCCCAGCCGTCAAGTTTGCCGCTGCGATCCTTAGCGAGCCACAGTCCATCGCCGTCTGTCATCAAAGCGCGTTGAGTATTGCCTTCCCCATCTTTCTCAACGCGCAGAGCCAGCACCTCGTCGAAGAAATAAGGCAATCCTTGCGTCAGACTTTTGCCGGGCATTCCAGGGTTGTAGAGCATTCTCCCCAGTTCGTCAGCTGACTTTTCTAACTTCGCAGACATATAAACATTGCGACCGGCAAGGTCGCGGAACGACCGAATAATTTCGGCCATTGTTGTGTTCATTTCACCGTAAGCGGCGCGGCCGTCCTTGTTTGCCTTGAGCTCCCGTTGCAGCACCACTTCAGCAACTTCGCTGATGCTGTCAACACAGATTGACTGATAAACTTTTGCCTCGGCGCTGTCCTTGCACCACGCATATGCCTCGCGCAAATCATCGAGGCTTGCCACATCAATGTAGGGCAAATCAGCACTTTGCAGCGACAGCAGGCCGCCTTCAGCTGACAGCACAATGGGGCTCGGCAGCGTTGCGATCAGCGCGGTCTTGCCCACTCCGGCTGCGCCGTAAACCAGCAGTTTCACTCCACTTGCGGCAAGATTGCCTGTAGACTTTAAATTAATAGCCATAATTCCTCCGATTAGAATGAGAACAACAAAACAAGGAAAATCCATCCTGCCGCGAGTGTTGCTGCGGCGCACGCGGCGGCGCCTGTGATTTCAAGAAAGTTCATTCTTCGCTCGCGTCTGCAATTTCTTGTGCGAGTTCTTCAACGATGTCGGTGTCTTTAAGCCAAAGCCACAACAACTCTGTTACTGCCTTGCGTTCTTTCTCAACGCGCTCTCTAAACAAGTAAGAATTGTCGGCCATTGCCGCAATGTAAAGCTCGGCCATATAACTAGGGTCGCGTTCCTCAGTCAGAATGTCGTATAGGTCAAGATGCTTCCGACCTTTTGCCGGATACTGGCCGTGATCCATCAGGGTTTCTACGGCCTGCTCTATTGCGCGTTCGCGGTCGCGCTCGGTGACTTCTGCTTGCTTGCGAATTCAGGGGTAGCAGCGGGGGCAGTCCTCGCTCCCACAGTTGCAGCGTTCGGGGGCGCTCATGCTGCCACCGCCAGCGGGATAACCGATTGCACCGAAAACTGGGCGGTAAATTTGCTGACCGCAATGTCGCGCTGGGCAGGGGTCAGGTTCAATTGATCTTTGCTAGCGTTGCCCCAGTTTTGAAATTTGTCTATCGAAACAAGAAACCACGCAGACGATCCGCGCTCGATCGTGTAAGTGTTGACGATGCGGCTGTATTTGTAGGCGCTCGGCACGTTGCCGCCGGACATGCCCGACGCGATTGCGCCGGAACGATCTTTTTTTGCAATATCAAATTTCTCAAGCTGCAATTCGCTTGATGCGGCGAGATCGAAAATGTGTTTGTGAAAAGCCGTGTGCGAGTACGACTTGCCATTGATTTTGTCCAGCAGTGCGTTGATTGCCACTCGGTTTGCTTCTACGATTTTGATTTTCATTTTGGTTCTCCTTAAACCGCTGTCGGCCAATCCGGTCGCGGTATTTGCAAATAATACAGGAACTATGATAACGTGCAAGCACTTTCGCAAATATATTTGCGTCGGAGCGTAATGTTTTCACTGGAGAGCATATAATGCTTACAATTGAGCAAATTAAACAACGACTTAGTGACTGTAATCTAAAACGGGTGGCAATTAATGCTGGTTTGCATCCAGCCACTGTCTACAGATTCATGTCAGAGGACAATCATCGGCCTTTGTTTGAGACGGTGCGGGCGTTGAGTGAGTATTTGGCTGCCCGCGAAGCTGCCAATGTCTGATATCACTTACATGTTTGGGGGTCAGCCATTTGTTGCTCCGGCTTTGCGCCAGCCAGATTCACCAGAGCAGCAGCTGCGCGATGCGATGGTAGATGCGGGACTTGAGCCGCCCGACTTAATTGAGCTGGATGGCAAAATCCATCGTTTTAAATCCGGCACAAAAGGCAGCGGCGGCCATGGCAGCAAACCGGGTTGGTATATTGCATTTGGCGACGGCATTCCTGCCGGCCGATTTGGATGCTGGCGGGCTGGAATTGAACAAATATGGCGCGCTGAAACCGGGCGAGAATTAAATCATGCTGATCAAATGGCGCACGCCCGTCGAATGGCCGAGGCGAAATCTTTGCGTGACGCAGAGCAAATGCGAAAGCATGAAGTGGCAGCCGACACCGTAGAATTGATCTGGTCTGGCGCACAATCCGCTTTGCTAGATCATCCTTACCTTGCCCGAAAATGTATTGGCGTGCATGGCGCCAGGTCGACCGGAGACGGGCGCTTGGTTGTGCCTCTTTACAGCGATGATGGCGCGCTTGCCAGCCTGCAATACATCGATCACGAAGGCAACAAACTTTATCATCCTGGCGGCCAAACTGGAGGCAAGTTTTGGATGATTGGCACGTTGGACGAGCCGGGAACTATTTACCTTGCCGAAGGTTTTGCCACGGCTGCCACGATTTACGAGGTTACACATCGTCCATGCGTAGTTGCCTACAGCGCGAGCAATTTAGTGCCGGTTTTAGGTGTTTTGAGAGCTCGTCATGGCGCTAGCCAGGATATCGTGATCGTAGCCGACAACGATGTTTCCGGAGTCGGCAAAAGTTACGCCGAGCAGGCCGCCGCCAAACATGGCGCGCGCGTGGTAATACCTCCGAACAAAGGGGATGCAAACGATTATGTCACGGCGGGCGGCGATCTTGCCAGTTTGCTGGTTCCTATTGTTGATAATTGGCTTGTCCAGGCTGACGAATTTGCCAGCGAGCCGGCTCCCCTGCGTTGGCTGGTTAAGCATTGGATCCAATCCAACGCATTGATTATGGTTCACGGTCCCTCTGGAGGTGGCAAGACCTTCATCGTTTTGGACTGGGCGCTCAGGATGGCTTCTGGAGCGCCGGATTGGCTCGGCCACAAGATTATGCCTGCTAGCGTCGTATACCTCGCAGGCGAAGGCCACCACGGTCTGCGGGGGCGAATTGCGGCTTGGAAGCAACACCACCGGCCGCCTGCCTTATTAAGCATGTGGCTTAGTCAGGACGGGTGCGATCTAAACACGCCGGCTGGCTATCAGAGGGTGGTTGAAAATATCAGGCGCCTGCCGACTTCGCCGGATTTAATCGTTGTGGACACCTTGCACCGGTTTTTGTCTGGCGACGAAAATTCGGCTCAGGATGCAAAATCCATGCTTGATGCCTGCGCCGGTTTGATGGCTGAATTTAAATGCAGCGTCAGTTTGCTCCATCATACCGGCGTTTCCGAAGAAGCCCAGCACCGGGCGAGAGGATCAAGTGCCTGGCGCGGCGCTTTAGATATTGAAATTAGCATTGTTCCAGGCTCCGATAGCCGCCCGATCCAGATTATCCAGCGCAAGTCAAAAGATGCCGAATTAGCCGGCGAGTGTTGGGTCAATCTGCAATCTGTGTCGATTTCAGGGTGGCTTGACGAGGAGGGGGTGGAGGTTGGCAGCGCCGTAGTAATTAAGGCAGATGCGCCTGTGGCGACAAAGAAACCAAGCAAACTGGCGGGCCATTGCAAAACTTTTGAGAATGCCTGGTGGGCGTCTGGCGCCGAGGAGCGAAATGGTAATCCTTATATCAGCAGGTCCGGTATGCTTGATTATTGCAGGAAAAATTTGGGTCTTAGCGATGCATCTGCAAAGCAGCATTTGAAGGCAAGCGTTTCCGGAAAACCTATCGCAGATCTGATTTTGGCTGAGATGATTGAGCCGTTTGAGCAGGGCTGGCAGGTAAAGGAATCCGCTTATCGCTCCGCAATGCTTTTGCGGAAAAAAGAACGGTAAACTAAGTTATCCACAGACTTATCCACAGGCAAGTTGGCGGTAACAAACGTAACGTAGCGTAATTTTACGTAATTTCGTTACCGAGGCAAAAGCAACTTTTCCGGTAACGTAACGTAACTCTTTCTTAGAAAGAGTTACCGTTACCGAAATGATGCAGGCAGTTTTAACCCAATACCCTTATTACAAAGTAGGTTATTGATATGTTTGTAAGCACTAACTTCAAATTGGGTTGGAAAAAGTTATCCACAGGCAATGTTTTAAACAGATTGTCGATTTATCCTGATTTTTGCGCTTGCGCGCAGAATTATTGAGGGCTAAGATAGGGTTGCGTATATCTCCTCCGAGTGCGCAAACCCCGCTTGACCGCGGTCTGAGCGATGCGGGCGCTCTCCACACGACCGCGGTTGTCTTGAGGTGCTATGGCTGATTATCAAAAGAATGCGGCACTTTTCGTTAGCGTCTTGCTGCACTCTGGCACGAACGCGCATTTCATGCACCTGCAATCGAAAAGCTATAGTCAGCACAAGGCGCTGGGGCGGTATTACGAGGATGTGGTTGACTTGGCCGACCGGTATGCCGAAGCGTTTCAGGGCTGCTACGATGTGATCGACACTTACCCGGCTGACTTTCACATTGCGAAAGTGCCGTTGACTTACATTCAAAAGATTAAAGATTTTGTTGACGGGATTCGTAAAGTCTTGCCCGATGACTCGCAACTCCAAAACATCATTGACGAAGTGTGCGAGTTGATTGACACAACCATCTATCGGTTGC